TGTTTTTTAATTGTTTCTGTGTTGTTACTACCTGTAGACGATCCAGCCTTTAGCATCTTTGGTGCTTCAGAAACTTTTTTCGTTACAGCAGGTTTTGACTTTTGAAGTTTGTCATACATCATTGCCTTGTGTAATGTAACAACGTGCCTAGAGTCATAGACATTAGATAATTCTACGTCTGTGAAACCAAGCGATTTGCCATAATTACGAATCTCACTACGGAGGTTTTCGCCTTTAGCTGGGTCTGAAAACTCTGGTAAGACCTGTGTTAATTTTTGTGCTTCCTGTGCAACTCTATCTTGCATGGCACGAGCATTTTCAGATTGTTGCATTTCTGCAATTCTGTATTGTTCGGCTCTTATAGCATTGAGTTGTTCTTTCTTTTCAGAAAGTTCAGCAACTTTAACAGCATAGCCTATCGGGTCGTTTTCTTTGAGGTATGTTAAATCCTCATTAGGAGATTGCGAGACTATAAATTGCTCTATAGCTTGCAAACGTTGAGCGTATGTATCACGAGCATACTTGGCTTCCTCAATTGCTGCACGTTCAGCTTCAACAGCTTTACGTTGTTCAGCAACTTCAGTAGTTTTTTTTGTATAATCAGCACCAAGTTGATAACCTTTAATTAAATCGTCAAGGGTGACATCCTTTTCTTCGCCAGCAGCTTTTACTTTAAAAGTCTGGGGGAGTTCCTCTTCTTCAACTTCGGTTTCTTCTTGTTCTTCAGCTTCACCTTCTTCTGTTTCTACTTCTTCAGTTTGTGGCTCTGCTTCTTGAGCTTCTACTTGTTCAGTTTCTTGTTCACCTTCTAATTGCTCCGAAGAGTTAGCTGGGGTGTTCATTAGACCTTCAAAAGCATTGGCTGCTTGACCTACAGTAAGCGTGCCACTTCCAGAATCTTCTGGAGTCATGGTTGTTTCACTCATTTTTATTTCCTATAATCCTCTAGGGGAGGTAACCCATTTTAGAAATGTCTAAAATATTTTCCATGCTTTACTTTTAATGTCGCTAGTTTTAGCTATTGATTCCAAGTAAGACATAAGTTCGTTATAACAAGCTATTCTTTGATAGGCTTGTTCACGCACATCTGCTTGATCTGCATTAGAGTAGATGATGCGTTGTAATTGATTTTCTTGTAGCTCTTTAACTACAGCTTGAAAATGTTCGTCATTAAGTATGCTAGTAATAGCGTCTACTTTATTGGACATTGTTATTTCCTTTTGTCATATTGTTGATAGTATTTAAAGCATCTACAATAGATTTGGTATTAGTGCCACGAGTTTGCTCTGCTTGGTTAGCAGCATCAGTTTCAATCTTCAATTGTTTAAGAGCTAATTCAGTATTTTGTTTTAGTTCTTGTTGTTGAAGTTCTAATGCTTTGCGAGCATTATCTAATTGCATTTGCTCACGTTCTAACTCAAGTTTAGCAGCTTCTGTTTGAGCACGAATAACTGCTTTTTCACGTTCAACTTCAGCTAATACTTTTGCAGCTTCTGTATTAGGATCTAGTTTTTCTGGTTGAGGTTGTGAAAGTGCTTCATTTTGCTCTGGTGTAATTTCATTCATGAATTGTGCAGCATCTTTAAAACCAGCCATGTTAATAAACTTGGCTAATGTATTGCGATATTGCATTAAGTTCACTAATGGATTAGATAGACCATATTGTTGAATGATTTGCTCTTGTTTTTGCAAGATCATTTGCATAGTAGTTAATTGTTCTTGACGAGTACCTGTACCTAAACCTACGTTAATAGATACATTGTATTGGTCATTCCATTCACGAGGATTAAATGGTACAAATTTGCCATTTATACGCACCAAACGCTCTTTATCTTGATATTTGCATAGTAAGTGTAGGATTCCTTTGAAAAGGCTCTTAACGCCTGTTTCTGCAAAGATACGAGCTATTAATTCAAGCTTTCCTGCACTTGCTTGTGACATTGCTGACACAGCAGCGGCTGTTACGTTTTGTAAGATGTTAGGGTCTATACCATTTTGTGAATCTGACACACCTGTACGTCTTGCTTGTACGCCATCTAGGTATTCAAGCATTGGGAATGATCCAGATGTAGTAGGTTGTACAGTTAATGGTACAATAGCGTTAGGATTCTTCATTCTAACTACGCCACCTGCTGTAGATGTGAGTAAATCATCAAGATTTACCTGTCCTTCTACTGCACCAACACGATAATTATTTGTTAAGTAGAGGTTATCCAACATTTGTCTTAAAACAGTAGACTTAATCAGTTGTAAATCTAATGCACGATCAGCTAAAGACTGTCCGTAGAACTTATGTGGGATAGGAATTGGGCAAAGTGAGTGGAATGGGATGTAATCACACTCCATATCTTCTAAAACTTCGTTAGAAGCGTAAACAACACGTCTTAATTCAGCAATACCATCATTATTGTAGTCAACTTTTATGTAACATTCGTAAACTTCTACGACTTCCATAGATTCATCTTGTGAACCCATGCTATTAGGTTGTTCACCACGAGAGTAACGAGCAATTCTGTCTGGACTAAACTCTAAAGTATCGCCAGATTGTAAAGTTTCAACGATATCTTTTTTGAATCCCATTGCAATTAACTCTGAACGAGTCATCATTCTACGGTGAGCTACGAATGGTGAGTCTTGAATAGTTCTAGCACGTTTAGAGATAAGGAATTCTTCTGGTGGTACGTTTTCAACAACGACACGACCATCTTTTTTAGTGCGTTTTACTTTAACATAGTGTTCACGTTTAATGTTTTGGAACACCTGACCTGTCATTGGGTCAGTAATTTCGTCAATTTCTTCTTCTGTTTTTTGCTCAACAACTTCTAAATCTTCGTCTTGCATAAGCATGATGAGTTGATCGTCAGTTAAGTCTTCATAAGACTCTTTAGTAACGTCAATTTTTTCATCCCAATATGCTTTTACAATACCTGTTTTTTGTAATAGTGCGTCTTTAAACCAGTTATGTAGAATTAAAAAGCCATCATTATTACGATAGAATACCCAGTTACAATATTCTGTTGCTTGTTGTGCAAAAGGTTCATCACCATCGTTTACAGGTTGAAATTCAACCACACCGTCTGTAGATGTAAATACACGAATAAGTTGAGGTAATGCTCCGTCTACAACTTCTGCTACTTCACCAGTAACAATTTGTGATTTACCTTCTACTTCGTTACCATAAGGCTCACGAAGATAGTATTCAAGTGCTTCTTGACGTTCTGCAACTGTGTCTGTTTCAACATAGCCAATAGAATCATCAATTTCAGACTCGATAATGCTTTTTAATTTGTTAATATCCATTAAACTATCCATTTAGTGTTTACGTTAATAGGTTTATTCCACTCTTCTGCTGGACTCTCATCCAAGCCTGTTGCTAGGTATCTAAATGCGTCAGCAGCATGTGATGACCAATCATGTAATGGTCTATCATGGAATACAGCTCTTTTTTCATCATAGTGTCTACGATAGTTACGAAGAGCATCTAAACCTTGTTTTGCTTTTGGGTCAAACCAACATCTAGGAATTATTCTTCTTACTGCTTGTATGCCATCAGCAACATTAAGGCGAGGAGCAGTTACAATATTGAGACCTGCATCTTCTAAAGTTTCCCTACGAGATTTGCCTGTGCCTAATTCTCTTACCTCCACGTCATGTGGAAGTATGTGAGTAAAATGTGCATAGTCGTTATCTCTTAACCATGACACATAATAATCTAATCCTTGACCATGATTTTCCATATAATCAATAAGTCTTATTTCTTTGCCTGTAAGCTGGGCTACCCATATAGCTGTAGAGTCAGACATACCCAAGTCCCATGCTGTGTAATTACGACACAAGTCATCACGAGGTATTTCTGTCATGTGTGCTTTTTCTTCTATTTCATTTATAAGTTTAGAGTAGTAAGATCCTTCTACAGGAGAGTTAAAATTACACTCAAACTCTTGCATAAACTTATCTTCACCCATTTCAAGGCGAGCTGCTGTTAATTCTTGTTCGTTTAGTAGTTTAGTATCTGAAGATTTAAACTCTAATAGTTTCCATCCTTGTCCTTCAGCGGCTCTATCTCGCAACCCTCTAAAGTGATTGTTGCCTTTGGGTGTACCCATAGCAACGCAGAAACCTAGTCGGTCTGTCAACGCAGGTCGGATAATGTCACTGAAGACAGATGGATTGATATTACCTACTTCGTCTATCACTGCACCATCGAGGTAAATACCACGAAGTGAGTCAGGGTTATCTGCACCATAAAGTGAGATACGTCTACCCATAAAGTCTACACGAAGTTCGGCAATGTTTACTTTAGCACCTAGAGGTCTTGTATAGTTTACAAGATAGTCCCATGCAATACGTTTAGATTGATTATATGTAGGAGCTACATATGCGTATCTAGGTTCTTTTTTTGTACAGGTAAGTGCACTGTGGATCAGTTGATTAATAGCAGATACAGTTTTTCCCATACGTCTGTGTGCTACGACTACCACAAACCTATGATCTTTTACTGCATTGTGTATCAGTTTTTGGGGGACTCGTGGTCTATACCCAGTATCTAAAGTTTTTTGCGACTCCATATAGGGTCATCGCCTCCTTGTTATTAAATTACCACTTTACTTTGTTTGCCCAGTAGGCGGCAGACATCTTACCTTTTGCTATGTTTTTAGCATGTCTTGCTTTAAAAGACTTTGCTCTTGCTGTATCTGTTTTATCACCACTTACACCTTTTTGTCCAAAGCGTATAAGCTTTTCTTTGTCGCCAGATTTAGCTAATACAGCGTGTGATTTAGTAGGGTGGCTAGGCGTGGCTTTAGGTTTGTTATAACCAGAGAACGTTTCCTTACCCTTTTTAATCATTTCTTTTTAGCTGTCTTTGCAGACTCTTTAAAAGCTTTAGCTGTAGGTGCACCTTTAGATCCTACCTTACGCATCTTCTCGCCAGAGCCTTGAGCAATACGTTTTTTCTTTGCTGCGATGTTGGCATAAAGTCCAGTTTTAGTAGCCACTCTTCATTCCTTTTTTAGCTGGTTTAGCTGCTACTTTTTTACCTGACTTTTTTGCGTATTCTTTAGCTTCTTTCTTACCTTTTTCTGTGTAAGCAAATTTCTTTTTTCCGACCATTGGCATAACTTTCCCCTTATCTAGATAACATTCTAATGAGTGAATTCAAATCCATAGGTTGTGGTCTGACAGACATACCACCGCCTTGTGGTGCTACGTTAGTCATCGTATTGCCTAGTGGATTTGTTTGTTGGTAGTACGGTACTGCTTGTGGATTAGACATAAAAGCATTTTGTCTAGAGAACTCATCCATTTGTTGTTGCATCATAATCTGCTTTAATCTTGCAGCTTCAGCTTCTGTAAGTTGACCCATGCCTGCTGATGATGGTGATTCATTTCTTAATTGATTAATAGAGTCTCTAAAATCAGATCCGCTCATTAATCGTCTAGCTTCAGTTTCTGTAAGTTGACCTACACCAGCCATAGATGGTGATGATTGTCTTAATTTCTCTAAATATTCTAGTAAGCCCATAATAATATCCTATAAAAAATTTGGGTACTGCCGTTTTAAAAAACCTATAAAAACCTTTTCTGTACAAAAAGGGGGTGGGGGTCTAATCTATTCCTGTAACAATCTTAACTTCTACAGGTGTTCCATCAGGGTTACCGCTGATCTCATGCTGTGATGTTTCTTTCCACTTGGCACGAGACTTCAACCAAAAGATCATGGCAGTTGTGTTGCCTTCTTTAGCTTGCTTAAACAAAGTCTCTGCTACAGATGCGTTAGCTTCAATACGACCTTTGTCAAGCTCTTCTTTATAGTACTTGACAAGCGTATCATGTGATATGCCTAGTACGGATGCAATATCTTCATGGCGTGTGCCTACTGTAGATAATGTGTAAACTTTAATTCGGGTGTCCGCATTTGGAAGGTGCGGGGGTCTTCCTTTTCCTACCTTGTTTTCTTCCTTATCTATCGTGTCAATAGGTAAAGCGTCAACAGGTAATAAGGACTTGCTATCCTCTACCATATTATTGACCGCATTGTCAACAGGGTTATTATCTATATCATTCATTACTATGTATTCCTTATATATATGCTTGACTTAATAGTCATTAACAATTCATTTACAATTAATTACAATCTTTTACAATAATAATACTTGACAATCTAAAATACTTATCTAAAATGAACCCTGTAATACTTGACAACTTAATAGGAGATCATCATGAGAGTATCAATTCAACAGTTAAAAGACTTATGCACTTATATAAACGAGTTAAAAGGAACGCCTATCAAGCCTTATGACAGGATAGAGGGTCAATTTAAAGCTAATATAGGTAATTATCATTTATATCAGGCTTATGGTGCTGTCGGCTTACATAGAATGTGCAATGAAGGTGGAGGCATTACAGAGATCTTAAGCTTATCAACTAAAAAAGAACTCTATGACAAAATGCACGCTTATATAAAAGGCATTAATAACTATTAAACAATAGGGGAATTTTAACTGATTCCCTTTTATAACTACGCTTTAATCAAACTTGACAATATAACAGGAGTATTTATCATGATTATATCAAAGAACTATAACGGCTCTATTACCATATCAGACATTATTGGTAATGAATACATTAAGCAAACATATTACTTTTACTCTATTAAAGACGCTAAAAGAATGTTTAAAGAATACTTGACAAGCTTATAAACTTATATATCATTACTTATACACTATAGGAGATAACACTATGAAACTATCAATAACAGAACTTAAAGAGATTAAACAACAGATTGACAAAGGCTTGACTTTATGTCTACCTCAATCTATATCTATTAAGCAATACGATAACATTATTAAACAAATTGACAATTACATCAAAAAGGAGAGTTTACAATGATTAATACCAATATTAGATTCAATGGTTTTTATGACTCTATTCATTCAGATAACATAGACTTTGCAATAGATTCTTATTATTCAGATGATAACGGATTCTATGACTATAACTCTATAGCCGATAACATAGACTATAAAACTATTCATAAGGACTATATAGAAGTCTTTACCGATGATTTTAAGTCATGGATTAAAGATAACTATGATCTTGACATGGACTTTAAAGACTTAAAGCTTATAAGCCCTCAATATTATAACTATTCAACAGATGTTATCAATTGCAATATATCAGATAGAGACAATTCCCTATTGATGATGACATTCAAGCGTGATAAAGACTTTATATCCTATTTAGAGGATAGAACTACTTCTAGAAGTGGTTTTATATCTCATTATACCTTTGGAGAGGCTTTATCAAATAAAGATGACATTCTATCTGATTATATTCTAGAATACCTTGTCAGTAAGTTTGAATCTGATAATCTATTCATGCTTGACAATTATGACTTTATATATCAATCTTTACATTAAGGAGATAATGCAATGAATAACTTACTTAAAAACTTTTTAATCTTATTACTAGGCTTTACAAATTTCTATATGTTTTTACTTTTAATCTTATCTTATTAAGGAGGCTTGACAATGTATTCTAGAACTGTATCAGATATAAACTATATTAAAGAGTTAAGCATAGACTACGTTAAGCAAAATGAAGAGGGCTTATTCTATATTCCTAGTTATTGGGATAAAGAAGAGGCTCGATGCTTTAATGTAGACTATAACACCGCTACAATTTATTTTAAAACTATTATAAACAATCTTAACAAGGAGACTTCACAATGAAACGAGCCATAATTACACTTGACTTAACTTATGATGACATCAATTATAAGACACCTTACAAATGGAACTTTTCAGAACTATTTGATTTAGATGGAAACGAATCCATAGAAATTTTAGATATTCAAGACAATTTACCAATTAAGGAGACTATGTAATGATTAACGAAAACTTTAGTATTGGTTATAACGAGGGTTTAAACGCCCTTGAAAATATCTCATTAGAGAACGAAAATCCCGATCATGCTATTTTAGCGGGTCTTTTATCATCTATTGCGAATTGCGTCTATTATTATGCACCTAGCGAAAAAGATGCTAACGATCTATTTAAATTCGCTATGGACTATGCAAGGGAAGAAAATGCCAAAATAGGAATGATCTTACCAAAGGAGAATACATAATGACTACAATACAAGAAAAAAGAGAAGAACTTATTAAATATGAAACAGATTGGGCTCTTGAACATATGGACGCTCAAGGATTTACACATTTATGGTCTCATGGGTTCAAAGGCTTTAATAATTACACCGATGAAGAAATAGAAAATAAATATCAATTCACTTTTTTTGACTAGGAGAATAACATGCAAATAGAACTGGATTATATTACAGAGGCTCTACACGCTATCGACCTCAATTTAGAAGATGTCAATAGAGGCATCACACCTAGCGGATACTTAACCATAAATTCGTATTTAGAAGATATGCGTTATAGACTATCCGAAATTACTACTGAAATATCAAATATGGAGATAACATAATGAATACATGCGAACTAGCTACTAATCACGCAATAGACTTCTTTATATCTGATTTAGGAGATAACACTCATAATCAGTTTTATGATGCTTTATGTGACAATGTAATTCCCGATGATGTCTCTATATGGTCACCATTTGAAGATTGTGAAGCCGATGACTTACTAGGACATATTGAAAATTTAGCTTTATCTTTTATTGCATTTAATAAGGAGGCTTCAAAATGAGTATAGAGATAAATAATCTAGACACATTTATTGAAAAATACGACAAAATTCTACCTAGCGATTGGGATAGGTCAGATATTATTAACTGGTTAGTTTATAAAGTAGAAAGTCTTATAGATGTTAAAGAGTTTTTTGACCCTACTTTATATGGCATGATTGACTTTGACGAAAATGCCATTGGAGACAAGCCTTATGGTTTAGAGACTTATCTAGATATTGAAGCTAACGATTGTGTAGATTGTTATTGGTTCAATACCGAAAAAGAACGTCTTCAATTTATAAAAGACGAAAATATTAATTTATTAAACAATTAGGAGACCTAAAATGTATGTCTTAAACACACAGGAACGCACCATAAAGCGATTTTCTAACAAAGACCTATCCATATGGGTCAATGAGTTAATCAAGTATAATAGAAGCCTTAAAAGCTATCAATTTATGTCTACTAAAAAAGAAGCTACTAATTTTATTAAAAACCAATTAAAAAGGAACTTAAATGGATAGAGATCTAGAAAAGATTCTTGTAGACTTATTATTAGGGTTTGTTTTGCTAGGATTATTGACAATCCTATTTAAAGTAATTGAGTTTACCCTGAAACGATTATTTACGTTTTTTAGGTTTTGACATGCCCGCTTCAGAAAGTGCGATTGCTAACCCTTGTTTTGTATTCTTTACAATATTGCCTGAACTAGATTTTAAACTGCCACGTTTAAATTCACCCATAACTTTAGCTACTTTAGCTAGTTTACCTTTTTTGGTGGTAGGTTTTTTCATATTTTATCCAAAAAAAAGCCCTTTATTTATAAGGGCTTAAATGTGCTACGGAGAGTATGGGCGAGACTATCCCAACAGGCGAATTATATCATAGTTAAATACTCGTGTCAAGCGACTATACGCCTAGAAGCCATAGATAGCATGTTATCGAAAGCAAGACCTAATTGATACTCATAGTCATCGTATTTAGATGTCTTTAAGTATCTAGCGTATACCGCATCTTTCTGATGTTTGGGCAAACTGCTTATAATTGCATCAATTGTTCTGACATTGGTTATATCCATCTCTGACACCATGTCTTCAAAAGCATCGCTAGTAGATTCACCACCGCTAATCATACCCAATGACTTGATTGGATAGCCTAGCTTTGTGCTTGGTGCGTGCATCCATCTAGCCCAATCATCTAAAATCTGTTTAAGCCTATCTATGTGCATTAGCTTCCTCTTCAGTGTGAATATAAATGCCTTTGATCCTGTCGCTAAAGTCTGGCATAGGGTGAAATATGTTTTGTAATAAATTAACTTTAGGTTTAAAGTATCTGTATATTTTCTTTTGTCCCTGTTGTTCACGTTCTGTTGAATTTAACATGCCTAAATTTTTCATGTTTAATACAATGTATTGGATCTTTCTGTGTTCCATACCCATTTCTTCAGATAACTCTGCAATGGTTAAAGATTTATCACCTAACGCATCTAAAATTAAATTACGCATTTTTTCTATATGAACTAAACGACCTTTAACATTATATTCTCTAACTTTAGCTTCCATATTTTTCCTTATGATACATCCATTACTTTACATTCCCACTTCCTGCCAGTCTTGACCCACCCATGAATATGTATTTTCATACCACTCTTACGAACCGTTCCCACATACTCACTATCCGCAATCTTATGAGCCCTTGCTGACATGTTGCTAGCAGAGGTAGTTTGAACTGCAAGTATTTCACCATCTTTGATAGCAAGTAAATCTATAAAGCCAAACATGTCCTGTCTTATTTTTGCAAAAGCGTTCCATCGTTCTGTAATAGCTACAAGGTATCCATCTGCTCTTAACTTCTTAAGGCTTAACTGCGTTGGGCTTGTCGCCATCAAATTGACTTTCGTTAGGTTTAGATATTCCGTCTATAAAACGCTTTTCTACTTCACCAGTAGATTTGTTTAATTCGTATTCGTAATTTTTTTTAAATATTTTATTCCAGTTGTCTTCTGCTTCTTGTTCAGAAATTAACAATGGTCTTCTTCCAGAACCTTTACCCAATTTTAATTACCCCTCTATCAAATAACCAACCCACAGTTTTACGATGAGCCTGTTCCCATGCCTCAATTCTTTCTGCTCTGTCTAACTCTTTGTTGTTGTCTATCATATCATGACATTGATAACAAAGACTAGCGATTCTATAATCATGAGCCTTGATGCCTGTGCCTTTACCATCACGCTGTTGATTAGAATGACCTGCACAAACTGTTCCGTCTTGTCTGCCACACATAGCACAAGGAAACTCACGAACCGCTTCTAACAATTTCTTGCTACGATAATTCATAAAAATACTTAATGAGTTTAGCAACACCACCAATAAACCATACAATGCAAAATATAACTATGCCATCAATAATTGGTTGCCTCATAATTCCCAACTCCAACCAAGAGTAGAAGCCCAACGTTCACAGTTTTCTTGATACTCTGTCATTTCTTTTGTAGTGAGTTTTGTTGTTGACTTAACCAACTCCACAGGATTGCCAGCTATCTCTGTTTGGTAGCGAAGAAACTTATAGCCTAACAACTCGTGAACTGTGCTAGGATCTTCACCAATGTAATTAGCAATTGACCCATATAGCGACCACAGCCTTTCATTCTGTTCAAGTGACCTTACAACTTTTTCTTCACTAATATTCACACGCCACCTTTTAGTTAAATCAAGAGCCTTAATTTTTGTTATCAAGTTTTCGTAATTGTACTTCGTCAAAACGAACCGAATCATATTTGTCATCCCATCCTTTAGATTTAAAAGTTACACCTTCTTTAGATGTTGCTTTGTATGTAGCATCTTCACCATACAACTTTTGAACATATTTTATAAACTCATTAATGGTCATGGTCTTTCCTTGTAACTTAAACCTTTTTTATCAAACCAAAAATTCCACTTACCTTCAACAGGATAATTGCGTTGCTTTTGTAAATATACTACGCAATCTGGAATACCTTTTAAATCTTCTGCTGTCTTGTCACCTGTTTCAATATCATACTCTTTCTTCTTATTGCGGAACACACAAATTATGTTATCACATAAATTGCGAATATGCGAGCTGCCTAAAATATGAGTAGCATCTGGAACTACGTTTTCATCAGCCATCTTTCTAGTATGTGCCACCAAAAATACATGTATGTTTAAATCACGACACGTTGTAGCAAGTCTGTCTATAAAAAGCTTTTGTCTTTCATAATTGTCTTCAGAAATATCTGACATCTTCATAAGAGAATCAATCACAAATACTTCTACACCTAGGACATGCTTACCCCAATACAATGTAGCAATCATATCTTCTGATGTGGTAGAGCCTGTTTGGTCATAAAGATATAACTTTTCTTTAGCTCGATCACAAAACTTTATTATAAACTCATCTGTAGGTTCTGATGATTTTAATGTTTGCTGAACCATACGAGCAAGAGTTAATACAGGTCTCATCTCTAAAGAAGCAATTAAGCATTTAGTATCTTGTTTCATTAAAGATAAAATAATTTGAGACAACCACATACTCTTACCATGCCCTGACACTCCTGTCAAGACAGTTAGTTCAGCAGGTCTTATTTTAAAGTCATCTTCCGTTTTAACAAAGCCCAACGATTTGCCAGAGTGTATTTCAGAATTAAAATATCGAACCACCGAGTCAGTAAAAACATCCGTACTCTTAACAAGAAATTCTGCATTTGCATGTTCACCTTTATAATATTCATTTATAATTTCCTTATTGACTGTTAATTTTTCTAATGCGTCACCTATATTCATTTAGCACCATCCCACGGATTCCTAACTTTTTGCAATTCATCTTCCCATCTTTCTTGATTAATGTATGTTAGTGGTGAAGGATTAAATCCTTCTTTCCATGATTTAGTTTTACTCATCTCTTTAACATGGGTAATGATCTTATCTGCAATTTTATCTAAACCGTTTCTCTTCCATTTTGTTTCACATGGCTTACGACCTACTTTTCTATTACTTGGATACTCTTTCCAAAAATCATTAAATCTACTGACATGTATATCTGTCTCTCTCTCTGTCTCTGTCTCTGTAACCCCACTTTGCTTGCACGATGCTAGCATGATGCTATCATTATCAATAAGCCATTGATTTAATACAGATAAATGTTTATTCAATTCATCTTCTGATATTTGCAAGCGAAATGCTAGCGTTCTGCTATCTGGTAAATTTCCATCAACATCTTCTGATGCAATCAACCAAACATTTATTAAAACCCAAGCACTTTTACTATCTTTTAATGCAAACCAATCTGGATTCTTTAATAGATCGTTATGCACTTTAATCCAAGGTGGACACCTATTGTTATAATGCTGAAATTTTTTCCAGTTTCTAGGCATCATACTATTGTCCTTGAGGAATAGTTTCAGATTGTCTACGCTTAACTAAAATCTCTTCAATTTGTTCTACACGCTTCTTTGGAATATCTTTTGCTGGGTCTTTAGCCCAATATTGAATAGCTTGAATAGATATATCTAAAGCATATGCCATCTTACGTCTTGAGTTGTTAAAGTGTGCTACAGCCTCTGTAAAGTTCATTTAAATCTCCTTATTGAAATGAATGGCGACTATAACACTCAATTAAAATCTTGTCAACAACTATAAAAGTCGGATAAATACCCCCCCATTAAAATACTTGTTGACAATTTATTGAAGTAAGCGTATAGTGTGTTTTCAAGTTTAGGAGTAGACATGAATTTAGATAGACTTATGAGAATTATCACTAATGACAGACTACAAAAAAAGTTTACACAAAAGTTCTATTTTGTGGTAAAGTGGTTTTTAGTAATATTTTGGGGATATTTTTTATGGCACATTCTTTAAAACATATATCAGTTATTCTTGCTGATCTTGTAAAAGAACTTAAAGAAGATAACGACAAATGGGAGAAAGCAAATGAGTCAACAACAACATTACGATCAAGTAATGATGGAAAAACATCAAAAGGAGAGCAAAATGAGCATACACAGTAAATTAATGAAAGCAAGATTAAAGTTACAAACAGCAGACCTTAAAAAGTCTGGTCATAATAAGTTTGCGGGATACAAGTATTTTGAGTTAGGTGATTTCTTACCTACTATTCAAGAGATTTGTAATGAGGTGGGTATCTGTGGCACAGTAACATTTTATACAGACATAGCAATTCTTACTATTACAGATATGGATGATGTTACACAGTTTATTGAGTTTAAATGCCCTATGTCAAGTGCAGCTTTAAAAGGTTGCCATGACGTTCAGAATCTAGGTGCAGTGCAAACTTACTTGCGTAGATATTTATGGACTAATGCTTTTGAGATTGTAGAGCATGATGCTATTGACGCTAGTGCAGGTGCTGTTATTAAAATGAAAGATACTAAAGCAGAGGACTTTATCTAATGGAACAACGGTCAGAAGAGTGGTTTCAAGCACGATTAGGTAAGGTTACAGCTAGTCGTGTGGCTGATGTACTGGCAAAGATTAAAAGTGGTGAATCTGCGTCTAGACGTAACTACAAGATTCAGTTAGTAAGCGAAAGATTAACTGGAGAGAAGCAAGAAACATATGTAAACCAAGCAATGCAAGATGGTATTGATAGAGAGTTTTATGCTAGGGAAAAGTATGTGCAACAATTCGGGGAAGTGGAAGAAGTAGGGTTTATTCAACACCCTACTTTGGAAGCTGGTGCTAGTCCAGATGGTCTTGTAGGTACAGATGGGATTATTGAAATTAAATGTCCTATGGGAAGTACCCATACAGAAACATTGATGACACAAGATATTCCAAGTAAGTACGTTCCTCAAGTCCAGTTTCAACTTTTGGTTACAGGTCGTAAGTGGTGCGATTTTGTAAGCTATAACCCAATGTTTCCAGAGCATTTACAGGTATTTGTAAAGCGTATAGAAGCAGATCCAGTGTATCAAAAAGAGCTTGAGTCAGAAGTAAAACAATTCTTGGAAGAAGTAGATACAATCATAAATAAACTTAAGGAGATTAAGTAATGTTTAATGATATAGAAAGGCAAATGTTAATTAAAGCGTCTAGTGGATTACATGCAGAAACATTTCATTCATTAGATATTGAAGAGCAAGAGAAGCAAATGGAAAAGTTGGATAAAGTTATTGGTCAGTTAATTAAACGTAATCCTGATAACTTTACAGGTAGCACAGTAGCAAATTTTTATAAAACACAAGGAAAATAAAATGGCAGAATATGACAACACAAACACGTTTACTTTATTTAAGAATGACAAAGGTGACAATCCTAAACGACCAGATTACACAGGTATTGCTAACGTAGATGGTATTGAATTTAGAATTAGTGGCTGGATTAGAGAAAGTGCTAAAGGTAAGTTTATTAGTGGATCTGTACAACTAAAAGATGGTGATGTTAAGCCTAAACAAGCAGCAGTAGATGAGGATGTTCCTTTTTAGGAACACCCTCTCTAAATGTTATTACTTGTTCATAACGTACATAGTTACTTCAAAGCCAAAACGCATTTCAGTTGCTGATGGTGATGTCCACATAGTTTGCTCCTTGTTTATGACATACAAAATTGTTTGTCTAGCAAATTATGCTGTTTTTGCAATACAAAAGCAAGTAAGAAATATTTATATTACCCTAATGAAAATACGGAGACATTATGGAAGAGATTATAGATTTTGATGACAATAGTGTGTTGGCACATACCCCAGAGGGTAAATTGCTGACATGTATACTAACGCAAGCAGTAGAAGATGCTTTATATAGACACGCACCTAATAAATCAGGTACTAAAAATATGAAGTATCATCATAAGATTAATTTTGAAAACAAAATAGACGCTATTAAATGGTTGTTTACTAATAGCGAATTATTAGATTCATGTTGTTTTGTAGTAAACGTGCATAAAGATTCTATTAGAAAAAAGATAATAGATATTATAGGTGCAGATGTTATTCATCCACTTGTGTATAATGTTTACAAACCATAATGGACATGCAACTGACAGAGCATGACGTTCATTGTATAGCTACAGCAGTCTATACAGAAGTCAATACACAATCACTACAAGAAAAACTAGGGGTTATTCATGTGATTGCTAATAGAATAAGGTCTAAAAGATTTGGCAAAGATGCTTGTGAGGTTGTATATAGTCGTGGGCAGTTCATAGGAGTAGAAAACTATGTAAATGGTAAGCAAGCTAAACCAAATCAAAAAATGTTTTTAGAAACTCAATTACTTGTACTTGACACATTAGTATTTAAGAAGTATGCTAACCCAGTTGCAAATAGTCTTTATTTTCATGATGATAGTATAGATATGAGATTTATTTGGAATAAAAAGAAAGTAGTCCACATAGGAAGGATGGTATTTTATTAATGAAACCTATAGCATGGCTTGTAGAAGAGTTTGACAGCACAGGGAAACTTGTATGGTCTGGTCTTATGACTTCAGAACCTACGGAACTTTCATGGTTAAAAGACCTTAAATTAAAGCTTCACAATGTTACGATAACACCATTAATACCAGATACCAAAAATATTGTAAAAGTAACTAATGTTAAAAAATATGATAGCAAAAAACTAACGGAGGCTTACGGTGGCAACTAAACCAAATTTATTTATAGCAACACCAATGTATGGAGGTTTATGTTATGGCACTTATTTAGAGTCTATGCTTAAACTGCAAGCATGGCTTAATGCTAAAGACATAGAAGCATACTTTTCATTTTTGTATAATGAAAGCCTTATTACTCGTGGTCGTAATACATTAGTTAATGACTTCTTAAAAGGTGACGCTACACACTTAATGTTTATTGATGCTGACATACAGTTTGAGGCACAACACTTATTAAAGATGATTGACTCTGATGTAGAGATTATATGTGGCTTGTATCCTAAAAAAGAAATTAACTGGGGTGCAGTATCTTTTGCTATTGAAAAGAAAGTGCCACAAGATCAACTTAAATACTTTACTGGCGAGTATGTAGTCAACATGGTTGGCGATGTTGAAAAGCAACTTGTGCCATTAGATAAACCATTTGAGATTAAACATGGCGGTACAGGTTTTATGTTGATTAAACGTGAAGTATTTGAAAAGCTAAAAGACAAGTGTCCATCTTATAAACACAACATGAATGATGTTAATGACAATTCAAATATAGGCGACCAAGTTGTAGAATACTTTACCACTAGCATTGATGAACAAAATCATTTGTTAAGTGAGGACTATCATTTCTGTAAGCTAGCTAGAGACAATGGCATTAAGGTTTGGGGTGCAGCATGGGCTCAACTAGGTCACACAGGTACTTATCAGTTTAGTGGCAGGCTTGTGTGATAGTTTATTGTGTTAAAGGTTTATTCGGCATAAGAAAACGTTTTCTTAAAATGAGAGAATCTGACAAAAATAAAAGAGTTTACGATAAAATATACAAAATGAGAAAACAATGGTGGCACTTTAAAACAAGGTGGGAAGATGATAATACCAAATAATATGATTGCTCACGTTGGAAAGATATTTCAAGGTGAGTATGCTATAGGGGCAATGCCAAGTCCATACATCATAGACATTGGTGCTAACGTAGGTGGGTTTGCAGTATGGGCACATGAGTACTTTGATAAGCCAAAAATTGATTGTTATGAACCTATAAAAGAAAACTATAATTTGTTAAGACAGAATATTGAAGGAACTGATATAGCTGTTAGAAATATAGCCATAGGTAAAGATGATGGTGAACGTATGATGTATTATGGGTTGCATAACTGTGGCGAGGCTAGTATGTTTCAAGGTGAGGAACAAAAAGCAGAAGGGGAAATAGTTAAGATCATGTCTGCAAAACACTTGCCTTATTGCGACATTATGAAGATTGATACAGAGGGTGCAGAGATTGAGATACTTGAAAACCTAGTAAACTTTCCTACTATATTTTTAATAGAGTTTCATTCTGCATACAATAGACGTAGAATTGATGAATTATTACTTGATTATACGCTAATAGAGTGTACAATGCGAGGGTATAATTATGGAATACTTAAATATATTAAATCATCTTTAACAAAGGAGGCAACACATGGATAATATAAATCATCCAAAGCATTACTTGGTAGGTGGTATAGAAGCAATAGATGTCATTGAAAGTCGCTTGACAAAAGAAGAGTTTATTGGATATCTTAAGGGTTGTAAGATGAAATACGACTTACGTTACCCTTTTAAAGGCAAGTTTGAGGAAGATTTAGACAAGTCTGAATGGTATAAAAATAAACTATTAGAAATAGTTAAAGATGAAGATGTTGTTAATCCACCAGAGGTTGCTGCTCAATTACAAAGGCTAGAAATGGTTGATGATTAACATTCCGATCAAGGATGAAATTGTTAGTCATTGTAGAAATTTATTAAAAAAAACTAACTTTGGTAATAGAGGTGTTGCTGATGGTAATGCCTCTGAACAGTTAAGAGGTATTGTAGGTCAGTCTGTTGTTTTAGATTTTTTAGGATTACCATTTATTGAATCTAATGGATTTGATAATGGAGTAGATTTTACATACAAAGATAAAACGTATGATGTAAAAACTATGGGAAGAAATTGTGAACCAAAGCCATATTTTGTAAATAATCTAATTGGATTGCAAGATAAATACAAAGTAGATAGATACATATTTTGTAGTTTAAATAGAACCAATATGATATTAACTATTTGTGGCTGGATAGATAAAAATGATTTTATTGAAAAAGCTAGTTTTTATAACAAAGGCACTGTAAGAACTAGAAGTGATAATACATCTTTTCAAACAAAAGCTGATTTGTATGAATTACCAAACAAAGAATTGAATGATTTTAACTTAATCGTCTAGTTCTGGCACTTCTGAATAAACGGAAAGTCCATCACCACTAATTTCGATGTGGCTTCCGTCATCTAACATTATAATAAGCACGTCTTCACCGTAATAGGCTTCTGCTTCTACTACCATTTTGCCTACCATGTGCTCACATAACTGTTGAATGTTCATAATTTTCCTTATATGCTGATAACTGATTCTTTTGTAACTTGTTCTGATTTCACTGATCTGCTCCATTTACCACATCCTTGACATTGGAATCGTTGATAGTGTCGTGATAAATTAACTGCTGAACCACGCTTTTGTAATTTGCTAGAACCGCAATTTGGACATACTGTATTTGCGGAATACGCATTGTGGTTAGGATGATTTTTAATCCATGCTTTAAACTTGTCATAAACTTTTTCAAGTAGTACTACATCGTTTTTATTGTACTCTTCCATAGTCTTCCAAGCTTTACGATCATCGTTCATACACTTAACCCACAATGTATGACCTTCATGCTCTGTTTTAGAACCTAAACCTAAAGCCTGTGATACATAATCTAATTTGTTAGAAACAAACCTAAACTGTCTTCTTGCTACTTGTAATAAATCTATCTGTTTAGCGGGTGCTGGAGGCGGCATACCTGCTAATAAAAACTCTTTGTGTAGTATGGGTATGTCAAACCTAGAACCGTTGTAGTGAACGATGGCATCAGCTTCATCGAGAAGTTTATGCACAGAGTCTAGCATCTTTTGTTTGCCAGATTTTTGAATAGAATCAAACATAATTTTAGATTCACCGTACCACTTGGCTGCATAGCAAAGGGTATAAGATGATTCTAGTAATTGGTTTATAGAAATGTTCTGGTCAAAGATACCCCAGACATGAGCAGTATTTGGTGCTACTTCTATATCAATAAGTAAAATTTTCATAATAACCTTTAGTTATAAGTTTACTTATTATATACCAAGAAATAGTCTGCGTTCATCCAATCTTCTGTTTTGTAAGCCTTTTAGAACTTTACCACCAGCTCTACAATATTTAACTAGCGATTCCATAGCCGCTTCTTTATCGCCACGAAGCAACGCTTGACGGATGGTTGAACGCTGAAAGCATCCAAGACCCAGATTGAAGCAAAAAGAAACAATGCTATCGAATTCGTGTTGTCGAAGAGGCACGTTAGGTAGCATCTTGCGTACTCCCAACTCGAAACGATTGAGGTCGTGTTTAAGAATTCCATCTATTTCCTCGTTTGTAAATGTTTTATTCCACGCTTCTGGAAGAGACTTGCCATCTCCAATAAGATGACCCACACCGACAGTCCATAAACCAGCAGGACACTTGTAAGGCTTATTACGAACACCTTCATGATGTCGGATTAACTTGATAGCCTCTTTAGATACTTTCACGTTTCTTTTCCCATGTACGAGAACCGAAATAGAAACCAATAATACTTGCAGTAATAGCCATTTCTTCAGACCCAAATACTTCTTGAGACGCTACAACAAAGTCTACACCTGACCACATAGCCCATACTAACGAAATAAGGTTGATAAGCACTAACTCACCTACAAAGATAAAGGCTACTACAGGTCTAACCATAGCATTCCAGTTCTTAACTGTAGGACTTGCATTTTCTACTAGCTTCTTATCGTGGTCGTATAATGCTTCACGTTCTTGTGCGTATGTTTGAACTTCTATTTGGTCTAGCTTAATAGCTTCTATCTTTTCTTGTGATATAAAGCCTGCTTTAGCTAATTCTAATTCACGTTCTGTTTGTAGTTTAGCCATTTCTCTTTCATGCTTTTGGTCACCTTTTTGCTGAAAGAAACCTAAAACACTAGGTAAGCCTGAAGTAGCGAAACCTAATATACCTGATAAAATACTTAACATCTATAACTCCTTTGGATCAAAGCCATACATTTTGGCTACACGTTTTTGTAATTTAAGAAACAAGCCTTTATGACTTGTGTACTGCTCTGTTTTTGGTGAAACTGTATAAACACACATATGCAATATTTCATGGCAAAGTGTAATTAGCACAGGATATAAGTGAGAATGTCTTGCAGTAGATATAGTAATAACATGTGGTTCACCTTTTTCTGGTGGTTGATATTCTCCACATATAGTATCGTCATGCAATACTATAAAGTCTACTTTAGATGCAGGTGGTAATTTGTACTCATCAAATATAGGCATCTCTATAATTGCACTATAGAGGTTAGCTATGTTATTTTCTGTAATGAATGTCATTTTGATAATGGGTTCATTGTGCTACGTTTAACTGTATTTAGTTTATCATCCATTGCATTTACGGTTGCTTCTAATTCTTTACGCAGACCTGATACCATAGCTGAAGTCTCACGAGAGTTGGCAATAGCGTCTGAAGACTTTTCACTAGCTTTCATTATAGACTCTGACAGTTGGTATTGTCTTTCATTTATTGCTTTAACTTGTATTTCTAAACCATTTAATTTAGACTCTATGGGAGCTAAATCTAAACTGTCAACAGCTTCAATTGCCGTAACCATCTTGTTGTAAAAAGTTATGCCTGCGTATGCCGAGCCAGCTACTATTGGCAATGCTATTAAAATCAATTTCAGAAGTGCCGAGCTGGATAAGCTCAAGCTGAAGGTTTTGATTTTTTCCGAACTCATTGTTTATCTCCGTATCAAATTTAAATGCGTCTGTTATTTCTATTTGTTGTATAATAGGTTTGTTAAGTATTTCTAATGAAAGGACTATTCCAAAACCATGTACAAGCTCTTTACCCTTTGGTACGTCAAGTTTAGGACTCTCCTTGCTCTCACTCTTTTGTTCAGTCTTTGGTGGGTCTTTTGGGCTATCTTCTTTTGCTTTTGGCTCACTTTTAGTTTCTTGTTTTGGTTGTTCAACCTTAACAGGAGCTGACTCTACTCTAGGCGGTTCAGGTGGTAACGGTGGAGGTGGTGCTGGAGGTGCTGGAGGTGGGTTATTTACTGGGTTAAGTGGTGAGCTAGGGCTAACTGGAGAACTCACGTTAGTGACGTTTGTAGCACTCTTAACACATGTATTATTTGTTTCTACCCAACCATTCCATACAGGACTTCCATAAGGATCTGGGCAAGATGAAATGTTAGTTTCTGTAATAGAACCTACATAGTCTGCTTGACAGGCTAGTTGTTTAGTTTCAACACTTGCCTGACACGTTGGAGGGTCTTGTGTGCAGTTGTTGCTAGTTTCTGTCCAAGCTGACCAGCTTTGCGTAGAACAACTAAAATTCCTGCTTTGATTAACAGCACCGCTATAGTGAGGTAACGTACAAGCTGTGGTTTGATTTTCAACCAAGTCTGAACAAGCAGGTGTTTGATACGCACCGCATATTGGGTCACTTGGGTTATAAGATACGCACCAATAGTCTTTAATTGCAATGATTGGATCAATGCCATGACATACGAGAGAACCTTGAAGCATATAGCCTTCAGGCGTTGGAGTATAGTTGCAATACCAAGCATAAGCATTATTTACCTTTGTTAATGATAGAAGTAGTAATAGGCTCGTCAGCAACAAGCGGTATCGTGTATGTATCGCCATATAGTTTCTTGAATATAGAAGGGTTACGTTCATACCAACCACGTTTAGCAGCATCACCAATAGAACCATTTATAGGACATGGTGAGCCTGACTGTATCATGGCTTCAAATACTCTATCGTCTTGACACAAGATAGATACTGCTGCAACTTTAAGACCTAAATCATTAAGAGTTTTAGCCAGTTTAATGCGTTCACAATTAACGTCTTTATAGCCAGAGCCACCACTTAAGCCAAACAATGTACTAGATACAGAACCAGTAACAGGAACAATACAAACGTCTTGGCTAAAAGCACTTATAGAAGGGCTAATGGCACTAGGTGGTGGTTGACCTTTATAGTTAATAGTAGTAGTATCAGCGTGTGCAGTATGAACCATAAATAAAACAAGTAAAACAATAATTGTCCAACTAAATATTTTAGAAAATGTTTTCATGTTACATAAATTTATGAGTTAATAGAAATACAATCACAAAACCTGCTGTTCCTAATAGTATTTGTTCTAAACGTTTGAGTCTTGCATTTATTTGTTCATAGCGTAAAGCACATACTTCTTCGTGTGTACTCAATCTTGATTCTACGTCTGACTTCACCATCTTATCCTTTCGGAGCATTATATAAGTTTATAGGGGGTAGGTATAAATCGTGCCATTCAATCATAAAAGACTCTTGTAGTCTTCAGGATTGGTCATGTACGGAGCTAGTAAACCAGCTGCATTTAATGGAGTAGTGCTTCCTTGCATAAGCTGAATACCAGAATAAGGTTGACCACCAGTTTTAATGCTGTCAATTACATTTTGCAAGTTTTGTTTACCTAGTTGACCAGCAACTCTTCTAGATATTGCTTTAGATGCAGGAACTACATTAGCACCAAGAATTGCACCAGCTGGACCACCAATTTTTAATCCAATTAGAGCTGGAAGGCTTAAAGATGCTACATTTTGCCCTTGTAGTATTGATCCTTGTAATGGTCTACCAAAAGCTCTCAATGCGTTTTCAATTCTTCCACCTTGAGCAGCATCCTTAATAGCTTTAACTTCTTCAGCACTAAAGCCACGAAGTTTATTTTTATTGGTAGCTAAACTTCTAAACTGATCTCTTAATTTAGTAGCAAATACAACATCATCATATTTTGCATTAGGTTGCATACCAGCTTTTTCATAAATCTCATCTAGCAGTTCTGATTTTCTAGATTGCTTCCATAGGTTTCTAGCTTCTGGAATTAATTTAATAGCATCTAAATCACCTTTAGCTGGAGATACAAGTTTTGTTGTGTCTAGCTTTTCAACAAAGTCATCTAATTGCTCTACAATTTTTCCAGCAAACATTCTATCTGAAGCTTCACTAGATTTTTTAAGAGTAGAAATGCTTGATCTTAAATCTTGCATTTTTTGCAATGTTATGGGAGCATCTCTAGCTTCATCTAATTCTTTAAAAACATCTACAATTTTAGGGTTTCTAGCTTCACGAACTTGACTACCAACAGTTGATTTTATATTATTTACAAATTCATTAAATGGGTCTGATTTAATAACAACACCAGCATCATCTATTTGTTTATATAAATTACTTGCTTGTTGTTTAATATCTGAAGCAAGAGGGACTTTAGCTTTTGTTCTAAACCCAATATTAGCTGCACCAGTAATAGGTGTAGGTGCTATTTTTGATGCTTCTACTGCAGTTTGTAGACCTTCTAGAATTTGAGGAGCAACTTGACCACGAGGTTGGTATGTAAGTGCTTGTTGAACTTGTTGTGCAGTTTTTTCAGCAGTACCTTTACCAAAGTCACCAGTTAAAACTTCTTTACCAACACCAGCAACATTACCTAGAAGTTGACTAATAACTCCTGTGCCAGCAGATAAAGCAGCCTCACCAACACCTAATGCTTTTTGACCAACAGATGATTGTGGAGGTTGACTAAAGTTTTGTTGTGCATAAGCTAATACTTCAGCTTGAGATGCACCTGCGGGTGCAGTAACTTCAAACAACCTTCCGTCTGGAGCAGTAATTTCAAATCTAGGCATTATCTAATCTCCCTAATTCCCCAGTTTCCTTTTGCACCAGATGGGCTATTTAATGGAACATCTTTAGCGGATGTTGGTGCTTTATAAGAGCCACGTTCATATTTATTTTCTATAATAAACTCTGCTGGTCTATATGTTCTATTATAAGCATTAGAAATACGTTTTTCAGTCGTATCCATTTCTTTGTCTAATCTTTCTAATTCAGCAACAATATCTTTAAACTTTTTCTTTTGTTGTAAGGATGATTGTAAATTTTCAAATCTAGAACCTTCTTTTTCTGTTACGTTACCAACTGCAGCACCAGTTTGAGAAGCACTTCTCATTTCTGTAATACCTTGTACAAACAATTGATTTTTAAGTGTCTCTAATTCTGCAGCAGCACTTGCAGCTTCAGTATCAGGAATATAAGATTTAAGAACGCCATCTGGACCAAAAGCCTTGCTTAAATTAGGATTGTCTAAAAGTCGTCTTGCAGTATTTTGTATTCTTCTTGTAGCATTTAAACTATACTCTGTAGCTGCAGTAGCTTTAGGTTGTTCAATAAGAAGTTGTTCTTTGTTCTTTGGTGAAATAGCAGAACTTTCAATAAGAGGAATAGCAGCTTTAACTTCTTTTTCAGGTTGTTTAAATCCAGTAGATAGCTTACCTGCAGGGGTAGGTGCTGGGGTACTTGTAGGTTGACCTTGAGGCATACCTGTAGGTGACAATGTATTTAAAAATGTTTCTTTTGTAGTAATTGGACCAAATTTAATACCAGTATCAAATGTAGTTTTTGCACGATTAACTTCTTCTTTTGCAGCATCTGCAGATGTAGGTAATTGACTATAAACACTAAAGTCTTTAAAGTCTTTATCTGTCCATTGGTTAGGTGATTTATTAATGCTTCTAGCAAATATATTAAGTTCTTTATTAAATAAAGGATCTATGTTTGCTATAGCTTTTACACCTTCAGTTTGGTCTGCTAAAATTAAATCTTGGAATTGTGGGTATTTATTAATTAATCCTAGAGCACCAACTTCTTTTCTTTGTAATCCTTTTAATTCAAATTGACCTTTTTGAATATCTTGCATCATTTTAGATAATTCAGTTTGAGTCATGAAGTTTTTAGTTGCTGTATCTATAGGAGCTTGTCTACCTGCAGAAGCACCTGTAAATCCACCTAATGCAGCACCAGCAACACCTTTATTCCAGTTAGAAGCAAGACCAGTAGCTAAACCAAGACCAGTACCAATAAGTTGTTGTGTCTTAAGTCTTTCTTGTTCTTCTGGAGATAAAAGACCTGCAACAGGGCTTTGTCTTGTAAGAAATAATGTATCTAATAAACCTTGAAAATTATCTGCCATGATTATCCTATCCTTTTAACTTGTAAAAGATTGCCAGCCATTGGACCAGATTGACCTTGCCTAATTGGTGGAGCTGATGCAATAGCATTTCTTAATCTTTCTTGATTTGCCATTTCATTTTGTTGTCTAATATTTAAAAGTGATTGCCCACCACCCAATACCATCATAGGATTTTGTTGAGCATATGACATAGTATTAGAACCTAGATCAGAAAGTCTTTCTCCGAATGTTAAAGGTGTATCTACAGCCATTCTTCTAGGGTCTACTGCAAATGGATTTTGTTCTGTAACAAATTTATTAGCAAACATTTGGTCTGCTGAAGACAAAGATTTTCCAAAACTTAAACCATCTTCAGTCAAATTAGCAGTTGGGTAAAAATCTTTAAATGCAATTTGATTGTTTGCTGGTAAATTAGTGCCACTAAAACCTTGAGATACCATATCATCAATTAGGTTTGGATTTGCAATAAGATCATCTACAGAATTTACAGCTTGATTAAAAACAGGTTGTAATTGAATTCCTGTACTAGCACCACCTATTCCAGAACTTGCTGTTGGAGCTAATGCAGCATAACCACCAGAGCCTAAACTAGGGGTTGCTGAAGGTAATGCACTTTTAAATCCTGAAAATAAATTACCGCCTGCACCACCAGCACCACCTAAAATACCGCCAGTAGCACCTCCGAGTAATGCACCAGTAATAGGGCTTCCACCAGTAGCAGCAGAGCCTACAGCTCCAATAGCTGCTGGAACTAAAATTTCTGGACCAAGAGAAGGTTGTAAGAAGTTCTTAATAATCCATACAGGATTAAAATACTTAAACATTATTTGCCTACCTTTCCTACTACATAGCAAATAGGCTCAAGAATAAATCTGTAAATCATACCTAAATTATCTCTGTTTTTACCTCTTTTTTGTTTCCATATATCAGCAGTCCTATGTCTTGCGATATGCTCTAAAACACCCCTTAAAATGCGTTGTAGGGCATTCTTTTTACCACTCTTATAAGCATAGTTTACTAATGGTAAGAATAGAGTGTGATAACCTTTTTCGTATGCTGGGTCTAAATCTTTAGATTGAGCTAACCAAATAGCGTTACGGAAGCTACCAAAGCCATATTCAGCATTCATAGCTGTACATACAATTTTGCCACCACCTGATTGAGTTGTTTTTGTAACTTGACCAACTGGAGCACCATATGCAGCACCCAAATAAGCTTGTAGTTTTGTGTATGGTTTGTTTTGTTCAAATTCGTATCTAGCAATTTGATCTTCAAGAGCTTTTTGTGAGTAGTCTTCTCTAACTTGACCAACATTCATAAGTTGGTTAATATCTTGGTATCTAGCTTGAGCTAGTTGAGGAGCTTGTAATGCAGCTGCTTCTTGTCTAGCACGTTCATTAGCATAGTTTTGATATGCAAGTTCACCCGCTTTGCCAGTCAAAGTTGTAGCTAAAGTATTAGCGGCTCTATTTTGTAAGTCTGCAGAAACACCTGATCCATAACGACCAGCCATAGATGCTGAACCTTGTGCTTGTTTGATAGCATCGTTATAAGCTTGTGTAGCTGTTTGAACAGCTGGTTGCATAGCAGCTTGGAAATATGGGTTAGCACCTAAATATTGACCTTGTACAGTACCTAATTGTTGATTAAGTGCTGCACCTGTAAGTGGGCTTCCTGCTCTTGCTTGTGCTTCAGCTTGTGCCAATGCAGATTCTGTTTGAGCAGATGGGCTAACATATGTTTGACCAGCAAAATATTCAGGTGTAGTAGTTTGATATAAGTTTTTAGCTTCAGTTAATCCATACTCTACAAATGGTCTTACAGTAGGATCTAATTCGCTTTTGGTTTCAGATGTACCACCGCCTGAACCTCCACCACCATAAAATGTAAATGACTGTACTAATTCTTGTACCCAATTGTGTAACTTAAACATATCTAGTTCCTTAAAGTGTATATTCCCATGTTTGAGGTTTAAAACCCATCTGCCTTGCTTTACGTTCCCATCCACGTCTTTCGGAGTTAAACGTAACTTTAGTTTTGCCGCCTTGTTTTGCTATTGCTTGTATTTCTTGAAATGCTTGCATAAAGAGTGCCTCATCATTAATTAATGACCATGCAGCCCAAACATGAAGCCTGTTTCCGATTGGTTGAAGTACTACGAATCCTACTGGTTTATTGTCTATTATTCCCATAAACAACATAGAACGTTGTTCATAGCAATCACAATATACGTCTTCTGGTATATACTCGGTATGACCTTTAGACCTAACTATTTCTAATCCGTGTCTAATGTATTCCCAATGTTGACGTAAATTATCTTTAGGTATGTAATGTAAAATCACGCTACTATAATATATCCGTATGTTTTATCTGCTGTATTGTTTGCAAAATGTTTTAGTGTTGCACTACCGCTACTTCTAGCACTTACATATACATTAGTAGATGCTGAAGTTGATACATAACTCATTGTGGTAATAACGCTTGGTGTAGCTGGTCTTGTTGGACTTGTACCTGCTGCAAAATGTTCTATAGCAACACCAGTATCAGATACTTTCCACATAAGTTCAACATAGTCACCTGCTACTAATTCTACATAAAAGTTTAATGCACCAATAACATGACTTGGGTCACCAGATGATTTTCTTGCTGCTAAACCAAACCTACTGTTTGATGCTGAAATATCTGTGCCATTTTTTCTAAACCAAACTTCTGCGTCTTGAGAGTCGTTGGTTGTATTCTTAAACTGTATAGAAAACTCTAAATTATAAAGACCACTATTTCTTACATTAAGCCTAGAACTGTTTGACAAATAAACACCATTAGAAAAGTCAGTAGTGTTAAATGTAATTGCATAAGCTGCTGTTGTTGATGCAGCAGTCTGGTCAGTTGAGTCTTGAAACGCACCATAAGGAACAGTATCACTACCAGCAGCAGTACTAATAGGTGTTAGTAGTATTATACTATTATAACCTATTCTTTCATCATAAATGGTCGTTGTAGTAGCATTTCCTGTAGCTAAAGTAATTTCACCTGTATTATTAGATTTACCTTCTACAAGGTTGTTTACAATTTCTGCAACCTGTCTTGGATCACCACCTGTCCAAGCAAGTTTACGGTACATATCACTACGAGCCATTATCTAGTTCCTTGCTCTGTGTAATCCAAATCTATTCCAATAGCTGAAAACCAGTTAGCACCTGTAGGAGTAATACTTACTCTATGATAACGACCTGCACTTCGTACTGGACATCTGTTTTCTGAACTTGCTGATATAGGTGTTGAATATGTAATAGTGTCATCTAACATACGTCTAGAAGCCACAGAAACGTCTGCAGAGCCATTATCTATAGAAGGTCTAATAAGAGTAAGCACAGAGTTATAACCGTATTCTAGGTCGTTTGTAGTGATAGTTGCTGTTGCTGGTAATCCTGTAAATGTAATAATTCTAGTATCACGAACACCACCAAATAAGAATTTACCACCAGCATAAAGTCTATCGTCTAGTGTTGTAGTAAGAGTATCTATAGTTTTTAGTGCTGCAGCAGAGGCTACCATATCAATAGCAACACCTGTTCCAGAACCAACACCTGTAGCTGTAAATAATACACCTACCGTATTAGCAACTGCACCAATAAGTGTGTAGTTTGTTGTGCCTATGCTTCTAATGGTATATTGTTTGCCTACTACAAAAGAACCTGCTGTAACATTATAAGCTGTATCTAAACCATCTAAAGTTGTACCTGTAGTAGCTAGAGTAGATAAAAAGTCTACGTCTGTATCTGCTTCACACCATTTTTGTGTTTCAAAGTTATAGATAAGTAGTGAACGAGAACCTGATACTGTAGTGTAATTCCAAATAACTAGGTTGCGTTCAGGGTCTACTGCTGCTGATATAGAATCAATATCACCAATGTTAGCGTTGTTAAAAAAGTATCTGTCTACTTTTTCTGAACCAATACCAGTAATTTGTTGTCCGTTACATGAGTAGAAACCATCGTCTGATAAGAAATATGTTACACCACCGTATTGTGCTATAGAACCACCTTCTATACATCCTACGTTACGAGAGATAGTATCAAACTGAAAGAATAGTGGTGAACCAATGTATGACATACGCACAATGGCTTTTTCTAGGAATACAATACCAAATTCCCCACCTGTAATACCTGTAATGTCACCACCGTCAGGAAGTTCTTGGAAATCTGATTGTGATGCACCACCAGCTGTCCAATCTGTAGGGTCGTTAATATCTGACCAGTTTACTCGTGATGGATTTGAACCAGCACCTATATTAGCACCTACTACAAAGTCACGAACTACTGTAATGTATTTAGCTACTGGAGCAGCGGCTGCTAAATCTGCAAAGTCTGTAGATGAGTTTACATCAAAATATTGTATTTTTTCAGAGCCATTAGAAGCTAACGCATAGTCACCAAACTGTACAAATTGCCATCTATTAATACCAGTATATCCTGCTGCTTTAGATACATCTTCCATAGTTAAATCTGTAGAAGATACCTTAAATAGTTTAGTAGCACCACCTGCAAATACAGTAACATCTGCATTTACTTTAGCTGCAAAACAGTTAGTAAGAGCTTCTGTAGCTACACCTGAATAGTTTACTGCTGATTTAAATGCACCATATCCTACAGCTAAAGGAATAACGTTATTAGCTTCTGATACAGAGTCTAATATACTAGGTTGGTCAGGTAACCATTCTTTAAATGCTATGCGTTGTGTAGGCATTATTAAGCCTTCATAATATAGCAAAGGGCATAGTATGGTGGCAAGTTAGCATTAGTGCCACTAGAACCTTCCGTTGAGTTTGCAACTGTAATACCTGTAGTAGCTGTACTTGTTGTTGTGCTACCAGAGTTTGTCATACGAGGTGGTGAACCAGTACCAGAGTCAGATATTGTTGAAATACCAACTGTATGACTATGACCAGAATCTGTAACTGTTGCAGTATGGGTATGAGATACGACAATAGCATCTGCACTACCACCTGTTGCACCTACAGCATAAGTAGATGTAGCACCTACTACAAAGCGATTGCGTAAGTCAGGTGTTGAATTAGATCCATCACATAATAACCAACCAGTAGGAATAGTAGCAGATGATCCTGACCATAACATAATCATACCAGCTACAAACGCATTACCCCATGTAGGTGTGCCTGAACCTGCTGATACCATTACCTGACCAGACGTGCCTGCAGCACCATCTAATGTTAGCCCACCTGTAACTGCTAATGTTCCTGAAGATGTTAAAGTTCCAGCAACTGTAAAACCATCACCAGAAGTTCCTGCTTGTTGGTCTTTTAATTGACCCATTAAGCTACGAACAGCGTTGTTTAAGTTAGCTGGCGAACATCCTTCAGCAATGTTAATATTACTTATGTCGGTGTTATCTGCTGCTGTTGATGAATATTCACTAATTTTTGTCTTTGCCATGTTTTACCCTTGTCTTAACCAAATGTCTGTGCTTGGAGTAACTTCAGCCCAAGTTTCTGTTCCTGCTGTTATTTCTGTCCATGTATCCGTAGAAGCTGATACTGCTGTCCATGTTTCTGATCCTGCTGATACTGGTGTCCATGTTTCTGTGCCTGCTGGTACATCTATCCACTCTTCACCTAATATTGTGCCTTTAGTGGTAACTGTGCCTACACCTTCTACATAAGCATATCCTGCTAATATAGCGTTAGGGCTTACTGTGACGATAGCAAACCCATTTATATATGCAAAACCTGATACTACATAACCACCTAATGCTGTGACTGTTGCAGTTCCTGTGATAGATGCACTATCAAATGTAAGTCTGTTAGCGTTAGCAGTAACTGTACCTGTTGCTGTAATACTTGCTGCATTTGTTCTTGTTCTTTGTGCAGATGCTGTAACTGTAGCATTAGCAGTAATAACACCGCTAGCAGAAAATATGCTATTAGCATTAGCAGTAACTGTAGCGTTACCTGTGATAGAGCCAATACCAAACTGAACTCTATTACCATTGGCTGTGACAGTAGCATTTGCTGAAATACTACCACTACCGAATAATGTAGTATTAGCACTTGCATTTACTGTGGCTGTTACGTTTACATCTGCTATGCCATAGATGAATGAGAAACCATCTACAGTAATAACAGCAGAGACTGATATAGCTGCACTACCTGTGCGTTCTCTAATAGCACTTGCTGATACTGTACCTGTGCAGTTTACGACTGCATTGCCAAATAGCAATCTATTTCCGTTAGCAGTTACAGTTGCATTGCCTGTAATAGCAGCACTAAATGGTAGTATTCTAAAACCTAGAGCTGTGACTGTAGCTGTTGCATTTACACTAGCTGAAGCTAGTAGTGTTTGACCTCCGCCTGCTAACGAGCTAAAAGGAGCTTGGGAAAAGCTAGCTATGCCAAACATTTATTGCTCCTTAAAGTGTTACTTCTTCCCAGTTAGTAATGGATTCATTCCATTTATATACTTTATCGTCTGTAGGATATGCTACAGGTGCTTCCCATAACCATGTTGTATTATTAAGTGTCCATGATGGAAATGGTTGCGGTGCATAGAATACGTCATTAGTAGCATCATAGTTGTAACCAATACCAGCGTAGTTACCTCTTAAAGGTCTACCTTCTGGATGTTGATTACCATGTGTGTTGTATGAAGTTTGTAACCAAGTACCTGCACTTGAGTCTACAAATGTATCAAAGAATTCTTTTTCTGCTACTATAACTTGTACTACCTTACCGTCTAAAACTTTTGCAAAATGTGACATTGTTTTTCCTTATGCTGTATAGCTTCCTGAAGCGTTAAATGTAATAATTGTATTTGAGCCTGATGTTGTAATTGTAGGTGAACCTGTAGTTGTACCTGTATAGTTTGCTGTTGGTACTGATAAAATAACGACACCTGAACCTCCAGCACCTCCAGTTACAGTATTACCTAATTGAGATGAGCCACCTCCACCTCCTCCAGTATTTGCAGTTCCTGCAGTTCCAGCTCCTCCATTATTTCCACCATTACCACCACCACCTGAACCGCCTGTACCAGCAGTTGCTGTTGAACCAATACCACCACCGCCACCACCTGCACGAGTTACTGATGAGCCTGTTATTGATGATGCAGTACCTGCACCTCCATTACCGCCATTTGTTCCTGAACCATTCCCGCCAACTGCTGATGCACCTCCACCACCACCACCACCGTATTGAGGACTTGATGAGCCTGCTCCACCATTATTACCTTGACCTGATGTTCCAGAACCACCAGCAGTAGTATACACTCCTGAAGTGCCACCGCCACTACCACCATTACCTCCTGCAACATTTACATTATTACCACCATAACCACCACCTGTAGAAGAAACTAAACTTCCTATGGATGATGTACCACCTTGAGTGCTTGCAGCACCACCAGCTCCAACAGTTACTGTATATGTTGTTCCAATAACTAAAGATGTTGTTCCAGATAAATACCCACCTGCTCCACCACCACCGCCAAGATTAATGCCTGTTTGAGCTGTACCACCTCCACCACCGCCAGCAACTGATAAATAAGATACTGTGTATACAGTTGAAAGTGGTAATGTTGTATAAGCTGCACTAGATACAACCCAACCTTGTGTAACATCAATGTAGGTTAATATAATTGATTCACGATTTGTTGTTAATACATAATTATCTGCAACACCTGTAATATTAGACCCATTACGCCCTAATGTAATATTTTTTGTAGCAAATGTACCAGCATAATCTATAATTTGAATTTGGTTACCTGCTATAGGACTTGCAGGAAGAGTTACTGTAAATGCTGTACTTGTAGTATTACATGGATATATATTACCAGCTACTGCAGTAAATCCAGTTGTTTGTACAGACTGTAAAGAAAGTCCTCCTCCTTGTACCCAAGCAGAGCCATTGTAAAATTCCATAGCACCAATAGTCGTGTTATATCCCATTTGTCCTGTACTGGGAGCAGACGGTCTACCAGCAGTAGTCCATGTAGCATTAGTTATGCCATTTGTTCCTGATATGCTTACAGGCATTATACTGTTCCTTCTAATTGTTCGTCTGTAGGTCTAGGTAGTATAGGATGTTCCCATTTAGCTATGTAGTCACCTTTACCGTCAGAGTCGTTTTGTAAGGTGATTGTGGTTAGGAAGTCTTGTTGTTCTAGTTGTGGATAGATAGCCATAATTTTTTCAAACATTACGCTGCCCTCGCTAAAAAACCAGAAATATATGTTTGTGTAGCATTAGTACCAGCAGCAGTTGCGGAGCCAACTGTAACGCTTGAGTAAGCATATAGTTCAATGTAGTCTGTGGAGCCGTTTAAATAAACAACGATGCTAACTACACCTTGCCACTCACTTGCTGCTACAGCAGAAAAAGAGCCACTTGCAATGTTTGCTCCATTTTTATAAATGGCTGGTATTGCATACGAAAGATTGGTTCCACTAATATCTACGCATCCATTTATTTGGTAGTAACCAGCGACATTTGGAGTAAATCTATAATTTGTAGTGCTATCAAAACAATTTGCTGTATCAAATATTTCAGCATTTAATTGAATTTTTGTAAACGCATTATTTGAAAGACTGGTTTGACTACCATTTCTATAAGCACTAAACGCTGGTCCTGTTCCTGCAAAAGTAGAACCTGTAGTAATTACTGTCCCACTCGTAGTAGGCAATGTTAGCGTAGTTGTGCCTGATACTGCTGGAGACTCTAGTGTGACTGAACCTGACGTTGCACCACTTAAAATTAGCTTTGCCATTAGTTATTACCTTTTGGATATTTAGCTTTTACTGCTAGACAAGCGTCTATATAGGCTTGTACTTGTGCGTTATCACCTTTTACAATACCGTCTAGGTAGTCTGTAATAGCAGGATATTCTTTAGCTCGTAGTTCTTTGTATGTTTCTGGGTCAATCCAAGCGTCAACAAGTAATAAATCTATTTCTACTTTATTGCCATCTTTGTCAAATGCACCTGCGGTATCATCTACAGAAACAACATTAGGATATAGTTTATATATAGCATTATGATTCATTATCCTTTAATCTCCATAACTGTAATTGAAGATGGCGTTCTAGCTCTAAAATTTGCATTATCATCCGCATAACTTCTATTTACATAACCAGTGCCAGCATTTACTTGCGTTTGTATTTTATATGTTACAGATGATGTAGATGAAGGAGAGTCTAAATATATGCCAACATTCGGTACATTGGATATAGTAAATTCATTTGATCCTGAAGTTCCGCATAATGCTGTAGTAGCAGAAACTCTACTGCTTGCAGCATCTCCAATAAATATAGTCGTACTATTTCTAACTAAAAACGTAGACATTTGGAAATTTTCCATACTTGTATTAACGTTAAACATTATTAATATTTTATTTGATGAACTAGATGGAGTAATAGATACTGATAAACCAGTAATATCTGTTGCTGAAGTACTTGTTGTAGAAAATGTATCTGTTTTAGTTGTACTTACCACTTGCAACACACTTCCTGTTGGCATACTAGAAGATGCTAATTTACCTGTAGCAGTTAATGTTCCTGCAAATGTAGCATTTTGTGATGTATCTATAGTAAGAGCTGTAGTTCCGCTATTAGTTTGTAATACTAAAGAGCCACTATTGTCAGGCTGTATCACTACACCATTAGTGGTAGTTGCGTTTATAATTGTACTCATACTATCACCCAACGAGAAGTAGAAGGAACTGTAACTGTAACACTTCCAGAAATTGTAATATCCCCAGCTTCTACAGAGTTATATCCTGTAGGGAATGTATAAGATGTACCTATAGTTGCGTTATTAACATTAAGTCCGTTAGATGCAGCAAACTGTGGTGCATAAGCATCACCATTAGCATCTTGGTAAACAGCTTCTTCAGCAGGGTAAGTTACAAATACATTCTTTGTGCCTGCACTAAAGTTTACTGCTGTGCCACCATTGCTAGACTCTAATATGGTATTACGAGCTAAAGTAGTACCTGAAGATGTGTAAGTACCTAGACCTACTTCCCATTCTGTGCCACCTACAATAGCGTAGTAAGTAGTATTACCGTTACCTATAACAGAGAATGACTGAAAGCCAGATACTGCACCAGCAAGCGTAAACGTACCTGTACCTGTGGTGGTACTTGTTTCCTGTACCCTATCCTTTACGACTAAAGGCATGAGTTATCCTTAAGCTAAAGTAACTGAAAGGTTACCTGTTGAAATCTTAAAGATATCACCAGTATCAATTGTTTTAGCTGTATCTAAAGGTGTATGGTAAAGTAAGTTGCCTGTTGTTAAAGCATCATAAATACCAATCCAGCCTACTGTTCCCCATGAAGATGTACAAGTTGGAAATGTAACGTCTGCATTATTTGTAGTTACACCGTTAGAAGGTGCAGCAAATGTGACTGCTGTTCTAGCATATGATCCACCAGTTACTTCTGTACCACTACCTGCATCTGTAGGGTCACTTGTAAATAATGCTACATAAACTGTTGTAGGTGCTGTATAAGATGTTGCTCGTAGAGTTACGTTAATTAAAGCGTTCTCTAAATAGTTTGACATTTCTGACATAATTTTTCCTTAAGCTGTTGTAATTGAAAGATTACCAGTGTACTCACTAGAATCATCTGCTGCTGTTAATGAATTTACACCCCTATCGTATAATGCAGCCCAAGTTTGCACTCTTGCGTCATTCATAAGATATGGTTCTGCCTCACCTAATGTTGCGTATAACAATAAATCTTGGCAATTAGCTAAAAATACATTAGATGAAACTGATGAGCTTAAATATGGCGGTGCTGCATAATAAAGCATATTTAATGTGTATGTTGAATCTGGAATAGGTGCAAATTGAAATTCTGCTGCTAATACTGTATATTTTGTAGGTACGCCTGATTCTGTTGTTCTGGCGTTAGTAAAGAAACTTGGATTGCTTAAATATTCAATAGTAGATACAGGTGTAGTTTGCAAATATAACCCACGCATAGCCAAAAAGTCGCTAGGAAGTGCAACTGTTTTATCACCAGCTGTTGTGGTAGTAGTAACAACTTTAAGCATAAATCTTGCACGAAGATCACGTCTTAATCTATTTTCTGCTAATTGAATAAAATCTGGGATTTGTGTTGTTAAATCACTACGAGCCAAGTAATCAGCTACTGTAGCTTTTAGGTCTGTGTAATTAGTAAATGCCATTATACTGTGCCTTCTCGTGTTCTAAACACTTTGTTATCTGGGTCATTAAGAAATTTTCTAAATGCTTTTTGGTCTATGACATGGAATCCACGCACAATACCTCTTTTGTTTAATTCGTCAAAGACAGTCATAGGAATACTAGCTATCTTGTTATCAAATATATCATCACCCCAACGAGTGTGTTTATCTGTATGTTTTCTTTGGTTGTAATTACTATCTATAATATCTGTAATGTCTTGTCTAGTTTCTATTACTAAACCATTATCAGTATCATGAACAACGCTTGTTCTAAATGTTATTGGTTTCATATTAAAATGTCACTATAAAAAGAATAACAGAGGTGTAGGCATGACCTATCACCTCTGCACTCAATAATGGATAAAGTTCCATTAAACCTTTATTACTCTGCCAAGTCAGCAACGATTGCGTGAGCAGCTTGATTACGCACTTCTAGTGTGTATTCTACTAAAAGTTGTGTAACATCTGCGTCACCAGATTTAGCCAATTCATTTGTTTGGAATGGGCGTAAATATGCAACTGCTGCGTACTCTGGATCAAGAACAAATGCTTGTTCACCGCTGTCACCAGAATCTGCAGTCATAAATCTGTTAGGTACAACAGATAATGTGCCGAAGTCTGATAAGTAAATGTCTGCTGCACCAATAATGGTTGTTGGTTTGTCACCAGTAGCCATATAACGTTGAGCTGCAACACCAGTAAATGCTGATACGTTTACTTTTTGTGTTGGTGTAGTCATAAGAACTGTTGGATTACCACCATTTGTAAACGCAGATTTAACTGCTGTTTTTAACATTGTTTCTGTGAAAGCTGCGTCTGTACCAGATACACGAGCTGTAGTGCCTAATGAACCAGCAGTACCGTTAGTGCCACCAACGTAGTTAGAATTTAACCATGTTTGTAAACCACCAAGTGTACGAGCTGTTGTAGCATTACCTGCTGATGCAACTGTGTTGCTTAAAAGTGCTTTTTCCATGTCACGTTTAATTTCAGCAGAAACTTTAGCTAATTGGTAAGCCTTTTCAGATTTACGACCAGCTTTGTTAATTGCTTCCATAGTACCAGAAATCTTAATCGTTTTAGATGAGATTTGAGTTCTGTTACCTACTCGTGTTGTTGGACTAATTGTAATGTCAGAAGCTGTGTCACCTTCAACTACAGCGTTAGCTGCTGCTGCTGCGAGTGAATCAGTTTGCCATTCGTGATATGTTGCTGTTGCTTTTGTCTTACCAATAGAACTCATAAATGGAGTTTCTGTTGGAGAAATGTTATAAATAACATCTGACAAATCTTCTCTATTACCAATAGAGGTATAGGTTTGATACGTTGCCATGATTTTTCCTTATTCTAAAAATTGTTCAAATAAAGCTGCGGCATCTCTTACTCTTCCAGAGTTACGCAACTGTGCTTTTTGTTTTTTAATTGTTTCTGTGTTGTTACTACTTGTAGACGATCCAGCCTTTAGCATCTTTGGTGCTTCAGAAACTTTCTTCGTTACAGCAGGTTTTGACTTTTGAAGTTTGTCATACATCATTGCCTTGTGTAATGTAACAACGTGCCTAGAGTCATAGACATTAGATAATTCTACGTCTGTGAAACCAAGCGATTTGCCATAAT